GGGGTTGATTTCCGATATGGCAATCAGAGGACGAAAGCCAACGCCCACGGCCATCAAGGTGCTGGAGGGCAATCCCGGCAAAAGGCCTTTGAATGATAGAGAGCCGCAGCCGCCGAAGAAAGCGCCGTCCTGCCCCAAGTGGCTGGAACCGGATGCGAAGCGGGAATGGCGGCGGCTTTCCCATAAGCTGGAACAGCTGGGGATCCTGACAGAGGCCGACATGAGCGTGTTTGCGTCGTACTGTCAGGCATACGCCCGATGGAAGGCTGCTGAAGAATTCATCACATCTCACGGGTATGTGAGCATGACCCCGGCGGGCTATGTACAGCAGCTGCCCCATGTGTCCATCTCCCAGACTTATCAGAAGATCATGAACCGCTGTGCGGAGCAGCTTGGCCTGACGCCTTCCTCCCGCAGTCGTCTGATTGCCGGTGAGCCTGGTGGAAGCATCAAGGACGACATGGAGGACCTACTGGGGGGCAGATGATGGAACAGAGACCGGACAACTATCCGAAGCTGACAGATTACGAGCCGACGCGGTTCATGCTTCCAACGTCGCATTACGACGAGGCGAAAGCAGACAGGGCTGTGCGCTTCATAGAGAATCTGCGGCATACAAAAGGCCAATGGGCGGGGCAGCGCTTCTGGCTGCTGCCGTGGCAGGAGAGAATCGTGAGGGATGTGTTCGGAGTTGTGACAGAGGAAGGCTATCGTCAGTTCCGCACAGCGTATGTAGAGATCCCGAAGAAGAATTACCAGGTAGTTCTCGTTCACAGGAATGTGATCGCAAAAATACTCACTGAATTGCTGAGAAACCCTAAAACCAGCTGCGCTACAGCGTGGGCATGAAAAGGCCGGGCGCGAATGCGGCGAAAGCAGAAAGAAGCAGTTGGGTGGCACACGGTCAAATCCTAAATGTCGATAGTAGAAATGGGCAATCAGCAGCCAAGCCCTGAACAGGGGAAGGTTCAACGACTATCCCGCAAGGGAGTAGGGACAAGCGTCCCGAAGTGGTGAGCATCCATATGGATGAAGATATAGTCTGCGCTTCCTGGAAACAGGAAGGAGTCGAAACGACCGGCACAGTGTAGCGAGCTGTGTTGAACAATACGGGGGAAAAGCGAGCTGGCCGCAGCCATCGCTCTTTATCTTCTCTACGCTGATGGAGAGCCGTCTGCCGAGGTTTATGGCGCTGCTGCCGACCGTCAGCAGGCATCCATTGTGTTTGACGTTGCGCGACGCATGGTTGAGATGACCCCGGCGTTGCTCAAACGAAGCAAGATCATGACGGCAGGCAAACGTCTGATCAATTATGATAACGCCGGGTTTTATCAGGTTCTGTCGGCAGAGGTGGCCTCTAAACATGGGCTGAATGTTTCGGCCTTGTGTCTGGACGAGGTTCACGCGCAACCAAACAGAAATCTGTATGACGTCCTTACGAAAGGCTCCGGTGATGCCAGAACCCAACCATTGTTTTTTCTGATCACGACAGCTGGCAATGACAAGAACAGCATATGCTTTGAGTTGCACACAAAGGCAAAAGATATACTGACCCAGCGCAAATACGATCCGAGCTTTTATCCGGTTATCTATGGCCTGGAACCTGACGAAGACTGGCATGATGAAAAGAACTGGTTCAAGGCTAATCCAAGCCTTGGAGAGACGATCCAGATTGACCGTGTGAGGGAAGCCTATCAAGAGGCGCTTAGAAACCCGGCAGAGGAGAATATCTTCCGGCAACTGAGACTAAACACATGGGTATCCAGTACAGTAGCCTGGCTTCCTGAACAGGTATTTGATCGAGGGAATATCCCGATTGACTATGAGGCACTCAGAGGACGGGATTGCTATGGCGGGCTTGACCTGTCGTCTACGACGGACATTTCCGCTTTTGTTCTGGTGTTCCCTCCAAGAGATGAGAACGAGAATTATGTGGTTCTTCCACATTTCTGGCTTCCGTCCGAGTCGCTGGATGTACGAGTCCGTCGGGACAGGGTACCCTACGATATCTGGAATAAGCAGGGGCTTTTCCATCTGACCGAGGGGAACGTTATCGACTATAACGCAATCGAGCGAACAATCTGTGAGCTGGGACAGCAGTACCACATCATGGAAATTGGAATAGATCGCTGGAATGCAACACAACTGATGATCAACCTTCAGGGAGACGGGTTTACTATGGTGCCGATTGGGATGGGGTTTAAGGATCAGAGCCCGCCTATGAAGGAACTGATGAAGTTGTTCCTTGCTGGTAGGATCACTCATGGCGGCAATCCCGTACTTCGATGGATGGCACAGAACGTCGTTGCGGAAACCGATGCTGCTGAGAACATAAAGCCAAGCAAGGCAAAAAGTCAGGATCGAATCGATGGTATGGTCGCTCTGATTATGGCAATTGACAGGGCAGTCCGTCATTCCCATGTCGGCAGTGTCTATGACGAGCCTGATCGTGGCTTACTGGTCTTTTGACAGAGGTGATTGAGTGAAGCAGTATACGACCGTGAAGACTACGGATTGCACGTGTTATGAATCCCGTGTCACGCTGATACAGAGACACACAGAAAACAAGGAGGTATGCCATTGACCATCTTTGAACGACTGGGGCTGGTCAAGCCGAGGGACGCTCCCGGCAGACTGCCCGACATTCAGGACAACGTTCGTGATTCCGGCACGGTATTCACTTTCGGCAGAGCTGACAGCGGTGAGCAGGTGGATGAGAAATCCGCGATGCAGATCGCTACGGTTTATGCCTGCGTCCGCCTACTTGCCGAATCGGTAGCGCAGCTGCCCCTTCATCTTTACCGCTATACGGACAACGGAACGGGGAAAGAGATGGCGGCTGAACATCCGCTCTATCCGATTCTTCATCGTCAGCCCAATCCGGAGATGACGAGCTTTACATGGCGGGAAACCATGATGGTGCACCTGCTTCTGTACGGCAACGCCTACAACCAGATCATCCGCGACGGCAAGAACGGCGTGGTGAGTGTCTATCCGCTGCTGCCGGAGAACGTGGAAGTGGACAGGGATGAGCACGGAGAGATTTACTACATCTATCACGCCTACACGGATGAAGCACCGGGCGAGAAGAACAAGGATATCATCTTCCGAAGAGATGAAGTGCTGCATGTTCCAGGCCTGGGATTTAATGGCCTCGTTGGTTTCTCTCCTATTGCCATGATGAAGAACAGCCTGGGCACGACGCTGGCCGTTGAGAAATACGGCAGCGCCTTTTTCAAGAACGGCGCGCAGCCCAGCGGCGTGTTGGAGCATCCTGGTGTGCTCAAGAACCCTGAAAAGATCCGACAAAACTGGTCTGCCGTGTATGGCGGAGCGAACAATGCCCATAAGGTCTGCGTGCTGGAAGAGGGCATGTCCTACAAGCCCATCTCCCTGCCGCCGGAGGACAGCCAGTTTCTCTCGACACGTCAGTTCGGTGTCGAGGAAATCTGCCGGATTTTCCGCGTTCCCCCGCACATGGTTCAGGATTTGCAGCGGGCAACCTTCAACAACATCGAGCACATGTCCATTGAGTTCGTGATGCACACCCTGATGCCCTGGCTGATCCGCATTGAGCAGGCCATCATCAAGGACATGCTGATGGATGAGGAGAAGGACGAGTTCTTCCCTAAGTTCAATGTGGACGGGCTCATGCGCGGCGACTACAAGAGCCGTATGGAGGGGTACGCTGTGGCCATCACCAACGGCATCATGTCGGTCAACGATGTGCGCAAGCTGGAGAATCTGGATCCGCTGGATGATTCCGAAGGCGGTAACCTGCACCTCATAAATGGCTCTTATACACGGCTTTCACAGGCAGGGCTGGCCTACGGAGCGAATGCTGTAGCGGAGCGGGAGAAAGCGGAAAAGGCTGGTACCCCTGATGAAGGGGAGCAGACCGAGGAACAGACCGATGAACCCGCAGCCCGCGAATCACCCGGTCATGCGCGGCGGCGATCTGAACGGCGGGCAGCACGACGAAACAATCAGCTCAGAGGAGCTGGGAATGGAGGAAACATGAAGTGAGACGATTCTGGAACTGGATCCGGGATGACGGCG